ACATTGTCAAAGTTTCTATTTTTTAATGATAGAACTATAAATAATACTTCCATGTTATATGGACCTCTGTCTACAACATCACCTAAGAAAATAATATATCTATTTTTCTTTAATATCATATCATTTCCATCACCTTCAAAATAATCATCTTTAATATTCTCCATAACAGATATTAGACTATGTAAACTAGTGTGTATATCTCCAATGATACAAAATTTAGCAGATGTATCTGTAATAACTATTTTTTGTAAAATTACAGGATACATTATATTGCTATCAAATATATCTTGTGCTGGTTTATCATCAAACCATTTACTTGAGTTAAAGTAAGTATCATATTGTTGGATTAATTCACTTAAAAAACTCCACTTTGAATTTAAGAATTCTTCGGTCGGAAATAATTTATATTCATCATTATTTATATTTTCATCGTTATACTCGGATGGTGATGACTCTTTAATAATGTTTAATAGTTCCCAATTTAAATATTTTTTAGTGCTAGTTTTCATATAATTAGATATAACATTAAATGACCCTATATTACTATGATATTTTCTAGGTTGAATATGTATAGTAATATTTTTATTACCACCTAATTGTTCTTTTAATAGTATATATTTTTTTTTATATTTTTGATATTTGTAGATATAATTATCTTTCGCATTTGCGTGATTCATTATATTAAACTATAAAATAATTGATAGATTTCTTAATTTTCAAAGAAATTGAATATTAATAATAATAATAAAAAATATTATATATAAATGAATGAAAAAGAAATATCTTATTTCAAATCAGATAAAATATCTGAATATAATTTTAATAATATAAAACATAAATTTATATCTTCAATAGATAATACTTCTAATAATATAATTATAAGTAATATAACAAGTAAATTCCCTAAAAATAATGATAATATGTTATTAGAAAATATATTAATATTTACAGAGAAACTATATAAAATAGTAAGTAATAATAATTTTTTGGTATGTATAGAAAGAAATGAAGAAAATTTTAAAGGAATATTAGTATTTTATTCATTAATAAGTAATCAAATAATGACAAAAGATAAAATAGATATATCTGATTGTCCTCAAATGATAGCATTTTGTGGAGATGAGTGGATTACAACAAATCCTGAATACCCAATAGATGTTGTTGTAAGAAAATTAAGATATATATATTTAAAAGAAATAGATAAATGCTCAATATGTTTAGATAATATAGAATCATCTACACCTAACATAAAATGTGGTCATTTATTTCATAGGAAATGTTTAGTAAAAAGTATAGAAAATACTGGTCAATCATTATGTCCATTATGTAGAGAAGATATTCAATTAATAGTAAAAAATAATGAATTAACAAGTACAAGAACTGCGGATAAAATAAAAAAATTTAAAATTTCTTCATATTAATTATTATAATTTTGATATATAAGCTTCTGTCATTGCGAAGCAAAAAGAAACTATCTATTTCGCTTAAGCTTTTTGCAGAAGGTGAGTGAATATATTTAAACGTCAATTTATTTATATGTTGTTTTTGGAATTTATTTTATTATTTCCAAATTATATTATTTTAAGTAATTATATTCATTATATAATAATGAATATAATTTTTATAATCTACTGTTAATTTCTTTTTTACTTTACATAGTATTGTTAATAGCAGAACTAGGGATCGAACCTAGGACCTTCGGGTTATGGGCCCGACGCGCTACCTCTGCGCCACTCTGCTAAGCACCCCGACCAGGACTCGAACCTGGATTAAAAGAGTCGTAATCTAATGTGTTCTCCATTTACACTATCAGGGCTTGTGTATATATTTATATTTTAATCCATCAGTTATTTTTGATGGAGGGTAAAATTTCAACCTTTTTATATTTGCTGCGTAACAAGCAATTAAATGTATTTAGTTACTATCAGATGATATCATGTTAATATCTGATGTTGCGATACTTGAAGTTAACATTTGGTTATTACCAATAGATACAGAAGTTTCATTAACAGAATCGGCAGAAGAAGACTGTTTTCTGTTTTCAGAAGTATGAGCAGATGATGATAAATATGAAAGGTTACCTCCAGATAATACTGATGAACTTTCAGTTACTCTTCTATTATTTCTTTTATTAGATTTTTTGGCACCTTTGGTACTTTTGGTGCCTTTGGAACCTTTGCGAACAGATGAAGATGTTGAGCTAGTTGAGCTATCCTCATTAATAGCACCACCTACTTGTCCCATATGAGAACTGGTATCGTCTTTGTCAGAGTTATTCATTAAATATTTATACATATCAGAACTAATGAAAGCAGATGTATCTGAAAATTCATTATTATTTGTATTATCAGGTTTATCAATGTTACTTATCCATGAAAAAAGATTTTCACTATCAGAATCAGTATCATTCATATTAATATTTTGTGTAATGTCAAGTTTTGAAATTAATTGTTCTGCATCCTTTGATATTTTTTTTAAAGCAGGTAGCGTAGAACTCATTGATTCTGTATTAATATTGTCCCAATTAATTGAATCTGAATTATTTTTAGATTGAGAAATTCCCATTATATTAACTATTAGAAAAGATGTTTTGACAATAACTACAATAACTATAAGAACTATAATAAAAAATTTAAATATATTTTTAAAATTTTTTATTATATTTTTGCGTGACAATATATTTATATCATTAATTTTATAATTTCTATATATATATAACTCATGAAAGAAAGTTTAATTATTTCTATACTAATACTTTTTATTTATATATTTTTATTTATGAATAAGAATAAATTAGTTTTAATTGAAGCTAATAATTCCGGACATAAATTTTTAGTTCATGATGATAAGTTGAAGAATGCATCTGCTAATTTATTATCAGATATAATAACAAGTATGTATAAATTAAGAAATCATTTAATTAAAAATATCGATACATGTACAGATAGTGAATTAAAAGAATCAATTATATTACTTGAAAAAAATTTAAATGAAACAAGAACAAATATATATGAAAATGCACCTAAATCTGAATATACATCTTATAGTGTAAATAAAGGTGAAGAAGTTGTATTTTGTCTAAAAAGTAGAAAAAGTGGAGAATTACATACATTAAACTTGCTAATGTATGTAGCAATTCATGAAATGGCACATGTTGGTTGTCATGAAATAGGACATACAGTGTTATTCAGTAAAATATTTGAATATTATACGAAAGAGTCAATTAAAATTGGTATTTATAAATATGACGATTATGATTCCAATCCGGTTGAATATTGTGGTATGGTTCTATCTTCAAGTATAATTTAGAGAAAATTAAGTTAACAACTATTCAGTTATTCAAACATTGAGGGCATGCAATTGTAATAAAAGAAAGAAAAGTATAACTTTTCTTCCTTTTATGGGTCAGTGTAACCAATCTATATACTTATAATGAAACTATTTAATGTTTCACAAAGTAATTTATTGAATATCACAAAAAATATAATTATATTACTAAAACTTTATGTAATATTGTGTGAAATTAATTGTTTAATTATAATTAGACAAATAATTTTCTCTAAATTATATTATAAATGAAAAATCCGTATAAAATAATTCATAAATTTAAAAACAATAATGGTAGGATTCAATATCAGATTTATATATTTGTGGGTCCACTCGTAGAAGAATCTATTATGAAAATTTTAAATTCCTTCCAAAAGAAAGATTTTTATAATACATTGATTACTATATCTAAATCAAATATTAAATTATTAGAAGATGCATATGGTAATAAATGGTATAATAATTTCTTTACACTAGACCATATTAGTCACTATATAAAGAAAATTAATTTAAATTCATCACTGAAAAGTGCGTTAGTTAACAAGTTAGGTAAAGAATGGTATGACACTAATATTAATATAAATATTAAGAATCTATTTGAAAAGAAGATACCATTCTCTTTCTCGAGTAACTATCAACAGATTCTGTTGTCAAGAAATAAAATTAAGAATCTTGCAATTAAGAAAGATATTAACTTTAAAACATATAGAGATGACATTGAACAAGAAGAAACTTCAGAACAAACTTCACAACAATTAGGCGGTACCGATGTTGATAGCGATAATATTGATGAAATAATTAAAAAGGAAGATGATGATGAAGAACAAGAGTTGGAGACTATTGAAGATCTAGATGATGAAGTTATTGAAGACTTTAACTTGGACGAATTAATGAAACTTTATTCTATGACAGACGTTGAGAATAATAAAGAAATTAAAGAAACATCAAAGTTGATTAGTCAAGCAATTAATGATAAAAATTGGGAAAAAAATGCATCAAAAATAGAATCAAGTTATGATGATTCAATGGATAATAATAACTATGATTCTGTATATGATCAGGTATTTAATAAAATATATATAACTAATCAATACATATTTAGTGATGATACTATAAAAAATATTAGAAATAAAATTTCAACGTCTATACCATTAAATCCTAAATTTGGAAAAGATTTTAAATTCTTACCTGAGTACCAATACTTTTGGACTGAGTATACATTAAATAATAAAATAGATAGAATCATGTTGGGTCAAAAATGGATTAGAAGAAATGAATTATTACAAATTGATATTAAACCAAATGAAAATATTAAAGTATATGAAAATTTAAGAGATAATTTAAATTATTTGAGAGATAGTTTTGGTTATAAAATTAAAAGAGAGGATGATGAGAATCTAATTTTAAGAGATTATTCTGATTACACAACCAATAATGAAATATTCATGTTAGATATATTAAATGATTTAGGTGTAAATTATAATCCAGATAATGAAAAAATGAAGAATTTATATGATGTTTATATAAATATTTATTTCCCACTAATTAATTATGAAAGATTAGAAAAGGTTATTCAACATTTAAATGGTAAAAATTCAAAAGAATTAGAATACAATGTGAATCAATATATATCAATAAATAATGATATGAAAATAGAAACTGAGATATATAAAAGTGTTGAACTTGCCAGAAATGAGGTATTAAGTGATAAAAATAAATATGATAAATTATTTTTTCCAAACTACATAATTCAATCAATTATTCATGTTAATATTTTAGATCAAAAGAATATAACCGGAACTATTTCTGATACTAAATTTAATTTATATAGAATATTTGATAATTTTTTGGTTGATGATAAATATCCATTTATTCAACTAATGTCCCAAGACAGTCAAGTTACGTACAAGTTTTTTACTGAATCAGAAATATTAAAAAATCAAGAATTATTAACTAAATGGTTTGAAACTTCACCATATGGGTTATATTTTAGAATTAAGTTACCAAATGATAAATTTATATCAATTAACTTTTTAGAAAATGGGCGAATTGAGTATAAAATTACATGGAAAGAAGGAAATCAAGCTACTGTTGATGATATTAATAATTCATACAATTATGTAAGAGAATTAATAAATAAAATTAATAGTGAGAATAAGAAGATTAAGATAGTTCCACCAGTAAATGAAAGATTTAAATATGCATTTATAAATACAATTCAGAAATTCAGATTACCAGAAAACTTTAAGATTAACCACAATGATTTATCAGAATTTAGTCGATTATTCTTCCCATATATATCATTAGTTATTGAACCTAAAAAGAGAGTATCAAAAAAAGGTATCCCTGAAAATAAAACTTCCAAATATGGTACATATTTAAGATACAAGAGACTCTCTAATTATGAAAATCGAACAAGAATGCATTTAAGAATTCTGTATTTTTTAAGAAACTATGAACTTTCGGATAGAGATTTAATTGATGAGATAGCTAAACAATTTAATATAACTTCTGATTTAGCTGCAAAAGAGTTAGATTATGTGAAAGATAAATATAGTAAAGTAATTAAAAAATCAAAAAAAGTATTAAAGACTCTCAAATCTATGCCTAAATCTAAACCACCAGGTATTGGAATAGATATTCAAGGTAGAGATGCTGATAGATATAAGATACGTATTACAGGTGCTAGAAATAAAGAACAATTAGAAGAAATGGTAGAATTCATGAAGATTTTAATCTTCTTGTATGCAGAGACTTATTTATATAAGAAAAGTAAATATCAAAAGTTAAAAACCCAACTATTGCAATTACACAAAGTAGCAAGAAGACGAAACCGAGTTATTGACATTGTTGATTACGAATCAACTATTAAGAATGTTAAACAAATTACATCAATGGATAAAACAAGACTTGGTTATAGACCACAAGAAGGACAGAATCAATGGACCCGTAATTGTCAAAATAGTGGTAATGATAAAAAAAGAAGACCTGGTATTACTTCAGATGAACATATAGACAAGTTACTAAAAATGGGTTACAAGCTTAATAAAAACGATGAATTTTATGAAAAAGAGGTTGAAGTTAAAATAAGAGGTAAAGTACATAAGATAATTTTAAAGGCCGTTAAATTACCAATTGATGATGGTAAATATAATTATTTTACATGTGAACCAGATGAAAATAAAAATCACATGTACATTGGATTTTTATCAAGAGGTAATAATCCAGCAAATCTATGTGCACCGTGTTGTTTCAAGAAGGATCAATTATTATCAGATAATAAGAAAAAGAAGAATTATTTCCTAAAATGCATAGGTAATAAAGAGGCAGATGAAAAAGTAGAAAAGATAGATGGAAGTGAATTAGGTGATAAAATTTATATTTTACAAGATACAAATAAGATTCAAGAAGGTAGATTTATTTATTTACCTAAATACTTGGATTACTTTTTTAATAAATTATGGAAAAATGATCATATCATTAAGAATCATTATTTAACTGATTCAAAGAGCGGTTATTTTTTTAAATATACGGTTAAAGATGAAACACATAATTATTTAGCAGCAATTGGTAATATTTACTCTATACCAATTGAAGAAATAAAGAAAAAGATGATATCATTTATAGAGAATGATAAAAATGATAGATATTTTACATTTTTAAACAATGGTGATATTAAAACAGCTTTTGGTACACGATCAAAATTTATAGATTCTATAAAGAATAGCAATTATTTAGAATATGATATTATAGGTGAACTATTATCAATACCAGGTGTTATTGATCCAAAAGGTATATTTGTTTATATATTAGAAAAAAGAACTAAAATTATTAAGAAAACTTTAGAAAAAGATACTTTTATTGATAGATATTTTATAAATTGTCTAAATCCTGAAAATTACTATATGGTAAACGAGGATAAACCATATATTATTCTAGTTAAGGAAGGTAAATATTACTTTCCTATTTATAAATTAAAGAAAGATGGTAAAAAAGATAAAAAGATTATTTTAACAAAGGTTTATAATAAAAAAGTAGATGAGAATACATTTAGTGAATTACAAAATTATTTTAATAAGAGTTGTGTAAATAATATAATTAATGATATTGAACAATCAACACTCTATATAAATAAGAATATCACACAAATCTTGGAAAAAAATAAGTATAAAATAGTAACCCAACTAGTAGATAATAGAAATAAAGTAAGATATTTAAAACTAGAAGATAAGACGTTATTACCAATTAAACCAAGTGGTGCTTTATATAAGTATCCAATCGATACTTATAATGATATTTTCATTGTTAAAAAATTATCAGATACATTTAAGAAGATTAAAGAGATTGATCAAAAGATAAACTTAAATTATAAACCAAAATTAGTATTTTACAAAGATATGGACAAGAAAGGTAATCTTGAAGTTATATCGTTATCATTAGAAAATGGGTTTAGTATTCCCGTAAAAGTAGAAAAAATTAGCATCAAAGAAATAACAAAAATGGGATTAAAATACACTCAAAAAACTCGTGAAAATGATATTGACAACAAAATAATGAATAATGTAACAACATTTAATGATATTAATAATAAAGTTAATATACAAAAATATAAATCTGAATCATATAATCTATTTAGATTGGAATTAAGTTTATTTTTCGATAATAATAAAGAGATTAAAGAAAATATTATCAAAATAGTTAGAAATAAAGATATTAAGAAAGATCAGAGGAAGAATGAATTAAGGAAGATATTACTTGCCCAATTATCAAAGAAAATTAATGGGTCTAGATCTAATCAAAATGATATGTTCGAAATAGTTGATAAAGTACCGGATTTAACAGAGTATGTGGTTCAAAATATTAGAGATTATTGTAAAGTTAATAAAACAAAAGATAAATGTAATCTAAATAATCATTGTATGTGGGCAACAAATGATTGCAAGTTACAGTTAAAATATGATCAAGCATTAGAGTTTATTAATAAGGTGATTGAAGAAATGATATTAAATAACATTCAGTTTAAAGAACTGATCCAAGAAAATAATTATTTTGTTTCGGATATAGTAGATTATAATTTATATACAACACGTTCAAATCAAAAAATTATCAAAACATCAAATTTTAATATTAAGAAGATTATGTCAGAAATTTTTGGTAAAGAAAAAACACCAATTGTTGGTAGAAAAAAATTATCTAGAAAGGATGATATTAACATTGAGGAAGATTATCCTGAATTAATTGAATTGGGTGAAATATTAATTCAACCGATTATGCAGAATATGGATTCTGTAATTAGAGCATATGTAAATAGTTTATATTGGATAAATAATAAATTATATGATATTGAATCAAGGAATCTTGGATTTATATCTGATTTGCAAACACAGATTACATATCTATTAAAAGCTCAAATTATAGATTTTATTTTATTAAATAGTAAAAATAAGGAATTTGCAAGCAGTTTAGGTGAATATTTTAAAGATAAAGATGACTTTTTTGAATCAGCTATTAACAAATTCAGAAAAACAAGTATAAATACATCTGGTATTATAGAATTACTAATATTAAGTTTTATATTTGAGTATCCTATTATTGTTTACGATAATTATAATCAAGTACAGTTTCTCTTTGAAAAAGGTAGTGTTGAAAATAGTAAAAGTAATATTAATAAATTTGAAAAAATACAAGACACTATTAAAATTAAATTTGATTATGAAGGACAAAACAATATTCCATACAAGATATATTCTATTTATAATAAAATTATTTAATGAATACAACGAAGCATTATTTAGTATTATAATATTATAAAGATGCGTTTGTATATATAATTTTATTATATTTTCTCGAAATAAATAAAATATATAGTTTATTAAGTATGGATGGAAATAATGATTTGGTATTCCAAGAATTAATAAAAAAACAAATTGTTACATGCAAAGAAGTTCGTAAATTAACTCTTCATGATATTAAAAGAATATCTAAAAATCTAAATACTAGTATATTTAATAAAGATACCTGCTCTCTATGGGGAGGATATATTACAAATAAAAATAATAATAATAAATCTAAATATATTAATTTTTACTTTCGCCAAAGGAAGGTAGCACTTCATAGACTACTATACGAAAATTATGTATCAGAAATTAGAAACAACCAATATATAAAATATACATGTGATAATAAAGGGTTCTGTTGTAATATCAATCATATGTATATATTAGATAATGATGATACACCTATTCAAAATATAACAGAATCTGCTATCCTTACTGTAAATACTAATAAAGGCAGTAAAGATAATCTAACCGTAAAATTTGATTAAATATATAATATAAATATAATATAAATAATATAAATATAATTATTATATTTATATTATGTAATATTATATATATGTTACCAAACGGCGGTTTCCCACCTATTAAAAGATGTATATCTACTAATAAATCGAATAAAGTAGAAACTAAAGAAAAAGGTTTCTTCTATACAACTAACAAAAGTTCTATTAATATTAGAGATATTCTTAAAAAATCAACAAATGAAAATATGATTAATAAACCAATAGAAGAAATTATTGATATAGTAGAAACTTTTTAACAGATAGTTCACATAATTCACATATGAATTATGTGAATAGTAGCACTAACTAAATGATATAAAGTAATATAACACTTGTAATTAATGAATCAATTAGCTATTGATCCTGATAGTATAAATATATTACCTGATAAAAAATTTTCAGATATAAATATTAATAGTTTAGTTTATCATACATTTGTTATTAAATCTATTATAGATAATGAAGATCGTGTTCAATTAATAGTAACCGGTATTCAAAAATGTTTGATTCCTGTAAAATACGAAGACTCGTTAAGTAATTTACAATTTAAATATAGAATAAATGATGATGCATCAACTGACGATTATATTATGGAACGAAAAACAAAAACAGTACCAGTTATTAATTCAACTGATTTTAATAGAGCAACTGTTACTACAAATGCCATGAAATTACCATTAGAAGTTAATATAATATTAAATAATTTTCCTTTCCGTTTATATAAAGCATCGGTTAAAATCGAATTAACATCAAAACAAGTAGATAAAGAAGATAATTCACATGTGACATTAAGACCATCATATGTTTATCAAGATAAAGGTACTTATCAAAATTTAATTCGTGTAAATAATAAAGATAGAAATGCAATTGGTTCTGATCCCGATTATAGTAATTTATTAGATGCAATTGATAAAACTAAATCTTATGATATTTTGACACCCATACCGTTTATTTATTCGGTACCTGATGAAAAATCAAAAGAAGATGAGTCTAAAAATATCGAATATGCACCGGTTGTAGAAATAGGTTTTTATTTATATGAACCGGTATTAGAGTCTTTTTTTAAGATGATTGCGCCGCTATTTATGATAATGTTATTAATGACAAGTACTGTATTAATTGATATGGATGAAATAAGTTATTTGGGAATGATGGGTGGAATTATATTAGCTGTTGTTTTTGTAATAAAAGACATACGTCGTCCATCAGCGCGTTCTAAAACAACAACCACAGATATATATATTTATTTATTTTTAACCGGGTTATCTTTATGTGCAATCGGTGTATTTCATCCACTATTAAGTATTGTTGGTTTAGGAATATCATGGTTAAGTAATATTATACCTGTAATTGGTTATTTTAGATTTGCATACATAACATCTACTATTATAAATGAATCTCATAAATATAATAATATAATACAAGATCCTAATAATAAATCAAAATCTAAAGAAACTATTATTTATGATAAATTAGTAGATGTACCAACTATAGATGAATGTATCGGATTCTATAAAAAATAATTTTTTAATTCTTCAAAGGTGTAATTTCAATACTTAATATAGTTGCAAGTAGATCTTCATCCCAACAACATAATCCAAAATGAAAATACCCCTGATCTATTATTTCTGCTCCATCTAAACTAATATTTGATAATATTGATTTTCCATCAATTTCATAAGATGTTTTATTATTATTTATTTTGATAATAAGTTCATGAGTCGCATTCGCATTCACATTTTCATTAATTAAATATTCTATGTCTTTATTAAAATATATATTATCAGCAAAAATTTTATTACGAATCCATATTTGTTTATTTTTGTTAAAAGCAATTGTTTGTCCTTTATGTATTTTACACCATCCACAATCTTTACTTGGCGATAATTGTAATAGAATACTATCACCTATAAATTTAATTATTATTTTTAATGGACATAACTTTATTCTTTGTTTAGTTAAATAATGATTACATGAACCAACACATAGTAATTTTTTATTAACTATTTGAAATTTAGTTTCAGGAGTTTTTTGATAACTACCAAATATTAATAGGTTATTATCCAATTCATCTAAAAATACAGATGAATTTTGATGATATGTACCAATTTCATGAATATTATCAGAATTATCATTCACAAATTTCCCTGGAGTTTCTATAAAATTACCCAAGCTTAAAACAGTTTCCATAAGTTCTATCATATTATCGTTTAATTTCAAATTATTACACATATCATTAAAATCATAATCTAAAGATTTATATATATCTAATACGTTTAAATCTCGAGCTAATCTTAAACGTTCATAACTTTTATGATTTGTACTTTGATTTTTTATAATAAACATTTGAGGACTTATTAGTTGTAATTCTACAGCTATTGTTTTACCATATATAGTTTTTTCAGTAGACATCAGATATATCTTTATTGCATTCCAATTTGTTTTACTTCTATCATCCTCAATCCAATAATCAAAATGTTCTAATTTCATTGATAATTTCTTTAAACTTTCAAAAAAATAAGTAAAATCATTTGAAATATAGGAAGCTCTACAAATATCGTCGCATGTTTTTCCTCTAATAAATAATTTTATTAAAATAGCTTCTGGTGTTTTAAATCCTATTTGTACCGAACCATGGCTATTATTTAAAGAATATAACCAGTTAATAATAATAGGAATATTTAATATTGATAATACTTGACCAAAATAACGATTTGTTCCATCAATTATACGTGCATTTTTATCTGTTAATACTGAATATGATTCTATATTTTCCAACCATTTATATTTTAAAAATTCATATGCACCAACTAATATATCAGACTTTGTCATATCTTTAACTTTTGTATAATCCATATTGTCCAATGATTTATTATTTCTATATAATTCCATTGCATCGGATAGCAATCTATTATATACTACACTTGATATATTTTCATAACCACATAAAGCATTATATGCATCCATGTTAATATCATTAAATACAAGATCGTTATTCATATTATATTATATATATATATATAATATATTACGAATTTTAAAAAATTTGTACATGTAAACTTGAATAATAAACAATTATTTTTAAAACTAAATATACAAATATGCTTTTTTATGAATAACATCATTAAAATAAGTCACGTAGTGCTATTATTTTATTTATTCATCATCCCTTTCATCATTTCGGCCATAATATCTTTCATATCAGGATCCCCTAACATTGCAAGTGGATTTGATTGATTTTGTAAAATCTTTTCTTGAAATGATTTATTATCTAACATACCTTTTATCTTTGGATTACCCATCATTGACTCCATCATTGGCATAAGTTGTTCGGTCATATTATTCATATCAGGCATGGTTCCATTTGATTGCATATTACCTAGCATATCTTTCATCATTGGATTCTCAAGTATTGATTCCATATTAGGCATTGTCATAACAGGTTCGTCTGATTTAGACGCGTCAACCGGTTCGCTTGTTTCATCTGGTTCATCAGAATCCTCTGATTCGGTTGTGTCATTATTATTCGCGTGATTGATTTCTGATTCAATGCTATCTTTTAGGTCTGTTATATATTTAAAAGTTACCTCTTCCTCATTACTACATTCAATTGTTTTTTGAATTGCTTTTAGGGCTTGATCATTTTTACCCAATTTATATAAACATACACTTAGTCTATGCCAAGATTTATACCATTCAGGTTGTAATTTAGTAGATTGGGCTGCATGTTCTAAAGCTGATTCGTAATTTTTTAATTTACAATAAGTTGCACTAATATTTAAATGTAAAGTAGACGAATCGCGCAAGTATGTATCGCTAGTATCAGAAACTAACAGAATCGCTTCTTTATATTTGGTGATTGCACTATCAAAATCTTCTGATATGAAAAATTCATTTCCATCTATTTTTAATTGTTCCATTAATTATAAACAAATCTATTGTTTAAAATAGATTTTTAAAATATTTAACCTTTATTGGCGAACAAATGTTAGGTCATCTATAAAATTATCGATATCCTTATGTTTTTTATCTGATATCAAAGTTATTATGCGCGGTATAAAAGTTTGTCCGTATATCATGTCAAAATTATCAAACACATTACCAAACGAATCCAAATCAAACGTAAATTCGTTATTTATTACTTTCATGGTCATGAAGAAGTTAGTATATAGAGTTTGCTACGATTTATCATTTTGAATATTATTAAATTTGTCAAGTAACTCTTGTATAGTGAAGTCACATGCGTCACAGTTAGATTTAGCAATTAATAAATAATATTATATTTAAAATTTTTAAATATAATATTAGTTGTATTTTTAATTTTTTAGAATCTGCTAAAAATTCATTAAACATAATTATGTGTTTACATATTTAATAAACAAAAAATTTTGATATAATAGGTTATTGATCGAGGTTAATTATCTGTAACTGATCTATAAATTTATCTATAGTTCCAGTTCCGTGTTTTATAGATGTTATTATTCTTGGTATAAATGTAGGAGGCTCTTCAACCAACTTACCAATTGTATTCAAACTAAACGTAAATTTACTATTAATCTTTATCATAGTATCAAAAAAATTTGACATACCAATTAACCAGTTAGTATCAGTTTCAACAAATTTGTTATATAATTCGTCTATAGTGAAATCACAGTCGTTACAATTAGATTTAGCAATTAATAACTTTATATATTTTTGATCAATTGTATTTAACAGAAATTTTTCATTCCTGTCAAAGAAATAGTTATTATATAATATATTATATGTATATCTTCGTTCTTTCTCAAATGAATTAATCCATGATATTACATCCATAGATGGGACATTTATTACCGGTTCTAACGCAATTATTTTATTCATAATCGTTTTAATATAATTCTTATCATCACCAAATTTATTAATTGTATAGATATTATCAATTATTGATAAATCTATAACACTCTCTAATCCAGAGGAAACACGTGTAAAACTGATACTAGTTTCTGTATTTGTATAATATAATACTGATGGATGATGTACGCCGGTTGAGTCTCTATCAAAAATTTTATTATAAAACACTGTCCTAATATAATTTGATTTTTTTATAATTAATCCATTAATTTCAATATCATTATCTTTACTGTTAAATATATTATTTAACTCACCTGTACTTTTATTTAATTTATCTTTATAGTTAAATAGTTCATATTCACGGATACCATCAGTTTGCATTTCTTGTTGTTGTTGTTGTTGTTGTTGTTGTTGTTGTTGTTGTTGTTGCTGCTGCTGTATTCCTATTACATGATTACTTATTTCATTTAGTTTTAATTCTGCTATAATACTTGGTTCATAGTTATCAGATACTAAATAGTTTTTCAATTGATTTACCGAATCTATTATATGATTTGTTTTAGCATAGTCTTTAATATCTTTAGGGTAAGGTATGTTAGTTAAAATATTATACCAAGAGTTTGAATATATTGAAGCTTCCACTGAATAGTCTAATTTAAGAAAATTCTTTCGTATAAAATTCTCTCGAGCTAATGTTCGAATATTATGTATCTTTTGAGTTTCAATCTTTTGTTCTTTTAAATTGTCCTCTTTTAATGAGAGATATTTTAAATATTCACCGTCCGACGAATTATAATGGTCTGCAAAATTATTATAATAATCAACTGTTTGACCGAATAATAACTTTCTTAAACGATAAGAACCTTGAACAACATCTCTTAGACCATTTCTACTAGCAACTGTTACTAAACCACTTGTATCATATGGCATTTGAATATCGGTACCTACCGTATGCTTTTGATCAAAATAATAAAATAGCTTTTCATTATCATTTACATATGGTTTACATAATTTATCATCTTTATCAAAATAAGCAATTTGCTTTTTATTAGCTTCTAATTTTTTCTTAAACTCTTCTAATCCTATTATTTGAATAAATGAACCTACGTCAATTAAACAATCATACTGAATAACTTTATCTAAAAATCCTTCTAATTCAGTAGATTCATTATATATCTTTTTGAATTCCGGATTATATACCGAATAATAAATTTGACCTTGATCTATATCTCTAACATTAGGTTTAACTTTCATATACTTTGTATTATTAATATCATATGGTAAATCAAAATAGGGAGTTCCCGAAAATCCACTTCTATTACTATTATATTCGGAACTTATTATGTCACAAAATGTCGATGATAGTTTTTGACTAGAGAATTTTAAAAGTCGTTCGAATTTTATACGGAGAATATCAGTTAGTAAATTATATTTTTCTATGGTTTTGTTTGTAGGGTTACTTGGTTTATCATCAAACTCGTCAAGTTTCTTAATTTTTTGTGGCCTTGATCCTAATTCTTTATTAGCAGTATCAAGTATAGATACTAATTTACTTTTATAGTCATTATTGTGTGCAGTCCATTGAGAATTATCCCATTGTAATGTTGGTTCAATATAGGTTTTAATTAGTTCATCATAATCAATATCTCTTAAAATACCTGAATATAAATAAGATAATATTGTTAAAAATATGGTAATACGCGTATCACTAAATTCGGAACCTTTATCAGGCGTATCCTGTTTAATATATGGTATCGCAATATGTCCAAATAAAGGATAATTAATATCAAACTCTTTGCCAATTCCATATCGTAAATTATACGGTAAGTTTAAACATTTTGATAAAACTTGTGTTAATAATTGATATACAATTAAATCAGTTGTATTGATTGGTGTAGCAGTATTAATAATGTCTATAAAATCAGTTAGAGACCCCTCAAAAGTCATCTTAATTTCTTTTTTAAACTGGCCCCATTTGTCAATATCTTCAAAGATTGTTCCACTAAACATATTGCCATCGACCCCATTTGGAATATTAATAACTCCATTATTAATAAAGTAAATACGGATAAATATTTGATAAATATCATATATTCTAATAATTTGTATTGAACCTCCTTCATTATCTAAAAAATTAGAATATGTTTTACTGCCAGTTTGATAAACTAATTCACATTTGAAAGGATCTGATATTTCATCAACTTCATCAAATAAAAAGAACGTAGTATTCCAAATTTGTTTTTCATATTCGATTCTATCATAAAGTTTATTTTCTACTAGCATCAATTGATATGTTTTAAAAAATGTATCTGAGCAAATATAAACTACATTCTTTTTAATTTTATTATGTAAATTAAAATAAAATAAATCATCCCCTCTATTAATATTTAAACTTTGAGTATCAATAGTTAATCCAAAAGCTCTTAATATTGACAGTGATTTTTCTAGTTGATTAATTAGATGTATTGGTAGAATTGATATTGGTATATAATTAAAACTATTTAATATCAAACAAGCTAATGGTATAATAACAGATGATTTACCGGCACCCATAATTAATTGATATATTTCGTGATAATTAACTGTATTCGCTGTATTTCCAAACATTTTAGATAAAATTTCATATTGTGGATAACGTAACATTTTACCAGATAAATATTCAAATGTAATATATAATGAATTAATAGATGATTTTTCCTTAATTCGTAATTCTTGTGTACTAACATCTTTTTCATAAAAATAACCAGGTAATTTGAATAGATCTTGATAGCTACTGATATCATTTAATTCGTCTACATCTATATTTAAAAACCTTTCAAAAAATATAATTCTTGATTTAATTAATAAATAAACAGTCTGTATTTTATCATTCGTATAAAACCCATAGTTTCCTTCTCTATTTTTACTATTCATATATTCATTATAATTAAATGTTTTACCTACAAATTCACTATTACCTGATAGTATTTGATTAAGCTCTTCTATTTTTTGTTCTAACATATCATTTAAACTTTTAACTGATGTTGTATGTGATTGTTCCTCTTGTATTGATATTGTACGTTGTAAAGGTGGAGATGTATAGTTTTCATTACTTATAACCGGTGCTATAGATGATGTTTCATCTTGTATCAATTGCTTTATAACCAAAGTTTTATTATACGATTTTATCCAACTATTCATTTCACTATTATACGAGACATCCTGCTGTATAGTGTCAATACTGGTAACAGGAACTATTTCTAAAATATCGGTTTTTACTATATTTAATTGTAATTTTTCAGCATCCTTATTTGATATAGATATAATAGTTGGTGTATTGGAAAAAGCTGTCTTTGTCAGTGTATAATTTATTTTCATACGTTCATTGTCTTTTCCCTTTGGTACATAATTAATTAACATTCTGTATTTATTTGGTAAAGCATTTAACATTCCTTGAAATACTGCAATCTTTTTGTCCCGCATACGATCAAAGAAACTAGTTAAGAATCCTAAATACATTACATTGAATTTAAGTTGTTCTTCTAAATAATCTTTATTATTAATAGTGAATATAAATACGTCCATTAATAACTGATAATTACCCGAAAAATATATTTGGCCTATAATATAACATAAATATGTTTTACTTTCATCGTCTTTTAGAAAATTAGATAATAATAATTTGTTGTTACTTTTTGTCAAAGATATCACTTTTGTAAAATATTTTTTTTCTTCATATGTTCTAATATAGTCATTTTTTATTTTTTCTATTTTGCCGGGCAATATTTCATAAAAATACTTTCCAAATATAGAATTATTTATATATTCTATATTACTCCTAGTATTAGAAGGTATTATATTTATTTCATCACTTTCTTTTTCTGAATATATCATTTGATAAGTATTAAAATATTTTAATGGAATCCACTTTTTTTTGTATATATACCAATTAACATTTGACCATTCATTTATATCAGAGTCATTATTAATTATTAATCTATGATTCTCGATATCTTCAAATCTAAATCTAAAAAAATAAGGTTCAAAATTATCTTTAGACTGCAATATAATTATATGATAATTATCGGATTCATTAATTTTTTCATGATCAAATATTAACATATCATAATCGGTCTTACTAGTATTTTTAAATAAATTATTATATGTATTATTAAATTCTTCTGTATATTTATAATTTATGATATTATTTTGTGTAATTTGTAACATATCATCTTGATATACAATATCGAGGAAATCTTCATTAATTTTTAATATACTAGTATTTGCTTGATTAGTTTTTTCTACTAATAATAAATATGGTATATATACAAGTATATCATTATATTTTATTTCATAGATTTTTTTATCTATTATTAATTCAATATGTATTGATTCTAATAGGTCGCCGACGGTATCTACATATGTTTTATTTATAATTGTTAATGCGGTTTTTTCATCAATATTATAATGAAATGCATTAGTTTCTGTATTATACAATAATATACTAGACATTGATAAATTTTCATATTTATATACAAGTTTACGAATTATTAGCTGATCTTCAATGTTCATAGTTTCATAAATCTTATTGATTGGTTTACTTTTTGACGTATATTTTTGTAAATTACTATTTATTTGTTCAACCGATAAAGTTCTCGATTTGCATACTTTAATTATAATATTTTTAATATTTAGAACAAGTGATTCAAATAATACAGTTTCGTCTGGTGGGATAATAGTAAACTCGACCAACTCCTCTAATGGGGATGGGGATTGATACCATTTAATTATGTTAAAATAAGCGTCTATGTTAGTACTATAAAATTCAGGGTCATACCTAGATGTTAGTGATTTTCTATCAAAACTAAGTGTGGTATCTGCCCATAATAATCTAAGAATCAAAAAATAATATCCAATAAACCAATGTTGTTTATCATTAGTTTTACTTAATGTATTCATTTTATTATATATATCTTGTATATTTAACGTATGTTCATAAAATTTAGACATACCTTGTGTACTCATTGTAAAATACAAAGGTTCAACACCATCTATTATGCTAAACTCGCATTTTTTATTCGCCTCAGATACGGCGTCAACATTATTAATAAATGAAGTTATTTTATCATAAGAATCTTTCCTAGGAACAGGTAGAAAAGGCAATCCACCATAACTTAAAAAACGTAGGTCATCTTCGCTAATCTCATCAGATGTATTCACAAATCTTTTATAACAAAATAATATATTGTTAAATTTATCTTGCCGTTTGGTTAAATTCCAACTCTGTTGTTCGATATTCTTATTTATTTCTACATATAATTGTATTATAATATTATTAATATGGCCCTGAATGTTTCCTTCATTAATGCAATTAATATTTGGTAGACTACCTGCCCAATCCTTATCTTCAAAACTTAATAATGGATATTTGTCTTTTATTAGCCTAAAATTTATATGGCTTGAGTCAGATTCGTATTCTTTATATTTATCTAAACGATCAAAACGAATGAGTTCATGTGATTGATTAGGAAACCAGATGTATTTTACAGGTATTGTCAAAAAAATTCCTTGCTCTTCAATTTTACTAAACATATCCGTAACTTTATATATCATAGGAATATTAGAAAGAATATTACGAATATCAGAACCGAGTATTGTCGTTTTTATCTTATTAGTTAGCGCACGAACAAAATTAATAAAAAACTTATTATATAATAAGATTACTGTATATTGAAGCGCGCTTCCATCATGTAGTCTATGTGTTATAATTGTTTTATAACGCTGAAATATCTTTAGTTGCTCTTGGTTGAATTCTGTATCAAATGAATAATTGTTGCTAGAATAGTGATTTATATCCATAACACTAACTTTATTTAATAAGTTTCTACATAATATATCTATTTCAAAAATATCTATAATAGTCTTCGTATATTGTTCTGTGCTACAACACTCAATAATATGGTTAATATAGGTTTCAATATATGTAAAGAAATTTTTCACAAGCCCTATCGGATGCTTACTCGCAAGTAATCTCATAACATGGAATATATCTACTAATCCATAATTATCTGTAATATGATCAGTAAAATAATCTAATCCATGCTTTTTCATTTTCGAAATAATTTCACCTATAATACTAATACGTTCATCTATATTATTCTCTCTACAATATTCTGTTATATAACTTGCTTGAGTTTGATCGAACATGCGTAATGTATATTTAATATTCACTTTGATCCCGTCCCATAGTTCCTTAGGCATCCTAGAGTTACCTTGCGCGTATAAATTATTACGCAAGTTTTTCATAATTATTCGGGTATAATTTTTATTTGCATCCGTTGTTGGCTCTATATTCATACCTATATCTTTGTCATAATCAATTATGAAACTTGGAATAGCGTCGTTAAGAGGTTTCGCATAACGGCCTTCGGAATTGGTGGCATAATATTCACGTAGATGATCCATAGTAAGAGTTTGTGCAGGCCAATTATAGAAATTTTTTACGCTATCCAAAATATGAAATGGAATAGACATGCCATTATTATTAAAATTTTTGGAGTGTAGCTTATCATTTATATAAGTATACAAATATTGATACTTTTCTATTAACTCTTGCACATGATCTTTGGGACTATATCCATCGGTTACAAAAAGTTTTACTCTACACTCGGTACCTTGGAGTATACTATTATCCGGAATATAATGTCTTATTAAATAATTATCAATTAGTATTGAATTAATATCTTCTAATATTTTTGATAAAAGTGGGCTTGTGCCTATAATTTCTGATATATGGGTAGATAAGTTTGATTCATTAAATCTAATAAAAGGTGGGTTAGGCTTAAATATTACTCTACTATTAACGTCAATTATCGGGTTTACGTCAAAGTATGTTAATGGGTTATCTGTGATATTAAACAATTTGTTTAAATCTATACATACTCTACATAATGCGAGTAAGTTCGTGATTGCATTAGCTCTGTCTATGCTCCACACTGTGTCTGAGTTCAGATCGGCGCTATTAATTCCGTGTATATCTCTAATAATTCCAAGTAAAGTCACGGAAACCCACGGAGGGTTTTCTTCTTGATTATATAACTTTTCATCGATATATTTTTGTGTAAACAATAATATAGGTGCAAGTAATCTGTTCTCCTGTATATCGGATTTTACATCATTAGTAACACTTAAAACTTTTGGTAGTAATTCAAAGTTGTTATTTTCTTCCATAAGTAAATCATAGTTTTTTTTAATTGGTTTTTCTAATATACTATTTATTTCCGTCAAAATATCTGTTTTTAACGTATCAATAATCGTACTATAAATATTGTTAAAATCACTAAACCGATAACTAGTTTCTGTTAGTTTTATTACAAGGTCCTTTATAAATTCTAAATGTAGTTTATCGTCATAATAAACACTCTGTGTAATATTTTCTTTAAAATTATTATAAATTAAAAATAATTTTATAACTAACAAAAAATTATTTATGTAGTTATCTTCTTTTTTGTAAAATATAAACAATATTAAATACATTGGATAAATAACTGCTCGAGTCGCGCAGTTTCCAACAAATTGTTGATCCATAAACATTTTTATTTTTTTATCTGATGTATATTCTGACAAATATTTACTATAATATTCAGCGGTTGTGACAGTATTCTCATAATGAATTATCTCTTCAACCTTAGATTTTTTATATAATAATGGATTAACTGAACCTGCACTACTTGGTTTAAATTCGTGAAATAGTTCGGAAATCGGCTCTCCTGGATATTCTGGATATTCTGGATAATTTTTTGGTAACTGTATACCTTCACCTGAATTAAAAAAATAATGATGATATATTTCATTTTTGTGATGTATTAATTGGAATGTAGCATGCTTGTATGGCCCATTCATTATTAATTTAATGAAACTATTACATTCATTTGCGTACTCTTCTGTTTCAGATTTTTTATAAACTTCTGTTATTTTTATTACTTCTTTAATCATTTGACTAATTTCTTTAGTCTCTTCATTGTTATTTAATTCTATTAAATATGTTGTAAATTTATCTAATTTTTCTGCCATATCCTCTATCAACATTGTATGATTATCGCCTATATTAGCAAAAAAATGATCAGTTAATGATACTAAAGCTACTTTTGATACTTTATTTGAATTCATTATAATAAATTATATAATAAAATATAAAATAAATTATTAAATAATTTATTTTATATTTAATAAATTATGTAATAATTTGATTTAAAATATTAATAATATTATTATTAATTATTATGATTCTAAGTATTTTAATATTTTTATCAATCTTACTTTGTATGTTTAGTACAATTTTCTCTGAAGAATTAGTCGAATTAAACTCGAGAAATCTGATTACTATTAGAGGGCCGATAAATCACGAAAGCGTTAGTGATTTTATGTTAAAATCTGGAAAGGTAGAATCGAAAGATCTTTATATCTATATTTCATCACCAGGCGGCTCTGTAATGGAAGGTATGAAGATAGTTGATCTAATAAAAAGTTTAGAAAAGTCAGGAAAGAATATTAGTTGTATTTCTGATTTTTCTGCATCAATGGCATTTATAATTCTACAATCGTGTCCTAGAAGATTAGCTACATTTTCTTCTGTTCTTATGCAACATCAAATGTCACTTGGTATAGATGGCAATATTGAAAATATTAATACATATCTTACATTTATAAAGAAGATAGATGAAGAATTAACTACATTACAATCAAAAAAAATTGGTATGTCTGAAGATATATTCAAAGATAGAATATTAAATGATTGGTGGATCCATGGACCAGATGCAAAAGTTAATTCTGTAGTTGATGATATAGTATTAGTTAAATGTCATAATGAATTAAATAATAAATTCGAAACTCTTAATGTACCAACAATGTTTGGCGCAGTTGAATTAACATATACCAAATGCCCACTAAGTAGATATCCAATTAGTGTAGATTATGATGGTAGTTTAAATGAAGTTGATATTACAAAATGGTTTAATTATGAAAACCCAATGTTCGAGTTAAATTATTAAGTAGAACAATGCATTAAACATAATTCTTCACCCTCTTTAAAATTTTTATTTAACATACTAATTGTTTCTTTATTTGTTAAATAATAACAAAAATGCGGGAGCTTGACTTCCGTAAAATCGCTTAACGGATAAAAACTTTTGAATAATAGCAATGCATGATCTTCGCCTTTAATATAAAATAATACAAGACTATCGTCAATATTTACTACACTGTCTTCAAATATATTTTCTATAACATTTGCAAATGTTGGTTCAGATAAACTTAATCTAATTGATATTTTATCTGCTTCATTTCCTGAGAAGATTGTGCCTTCTGACTTGGTATTAAAATAGTGTTTAGATATATAATCTTCATATATAGTTTCTATATCATTATAAGCTATTTTTGTATCTAGTTTGTAATAATGAATAAAATCTACGTCAGAAGAACCGAGTTTATTTAATCTATTCCATATGATATCTTCCATTACATTATATAATATTTTTTATTTAAAGTATTTTATATAATGTATTTGTTATTTATATATTTGAACTTGCTATATGTTATAATAGTATGTTGATATTAACATGTAATAAAACGTTATGTAGTAAAAATTGAAAAATATTAAACATATATATATATATATCATATATGTGTAATACAAATACCGATATTGAAGATATAATTAAGTACCCTGATTTTCACAAAATCCTACCAAACACTCCAAGTGTAAGTAGTGATCAAATGATACCTTTCATTAATGAGTTTGTTAATGAAGGTTCTCACGCTGAATCAACCAAAGAGCTAAGTAAGCTATATAAGAAGTTAAGGTTGAAATATAAAGTATGCCCAAGTAAACAACAAATGAGAGAATGGTTTTCAATCAAGTACACTAAAACAGAGGTTAATCAAGTATTTAGTCGATATCTTGTTAAGAAGGCAACACGTTCACAATCTGGCGTTCTTGTTGTTACTATTACATTGTCACCAAACAAATTTTCTTGTAGTAAAGACTGTTATTATTGTCCGCAAGAAACTGACTTGCAGGGAAATCATACCCAACCTCGTTCGTATATGTCAAGTGAACCAGCAATGAGAAGAGCACTCAGACATGGGTTTGATGTTAGAGACCAGTTTTGGGATAGAATTAAAGCGTATATTTCAACTGGAAATATTGATGTAACAGATACTGCATCAAAAAAAATGGAAGTTATTCTTTCAGGTGGAACATGGGAATGTTATCCTAAAGAAGAGAGAGATCGATTCATACATGAATGCTATTGGGCTTCTAATACGTATGGTCTAGAAGTTGATAGAGACATGCTATCACTTGAAGAAGAACAATTAATTAATGAAACCGCAGACTATCGTATTATTGGTATGACTCTTGAAACTAGACCCGATTTCGTTACAAAGTCTAGTATTAAAGATTATCGTAGATATGGTGTTACCCGTATTCAAATTGGTGTCCAACATTATGATGATAGTATTCTTAAAAAGGTAAATCGGGGTTGTTATACTAAGGATACAATTAAAGCAATTCGACTATTAAAACAAGTTGGTCTAAAAGTTGTAGTTCATCTAATGCCTGATTTGCCAGGGTCAACACCAGAACTTGACAAGTGGATGTTTGAAACAGCAATTAATAATCCTGATCTACAATTTGATGATGTTAAAATTTATCCTACCGCGGTATGTAAAACACATGATGAAAATCTAATTCTAACATCTAAGATTGCAGAATGGTATGAAAATGGCGAATATACACCTTATGCAGAAAAAGATATTGATGCATTAATTGATGTTATTAAATATTATTTTGTTAATATGAATGCGTGGGTTCGCGTTCAAAGATGTATTCGGGATATTCCAAGTTGTAGTATTGAATCTGGGTATCAGAAGAAGAGTAATTTGCGTCAACTAATTCAAAATAAGATAGATGATTCAGATGAGGTAACTCATGATATTAGACAAATGGAAGTTCGTGAAACAGAATACTTGAAATATCCTGCTAGACTAGTTGTTCTCAAATACGAAGCTTCTCAAGGAACTGAATATCATTTGATGATGTCTGCATTTGAAGATAACTGTTATGATAAACTCAAGTATAATCTATTCAAGATGTATTCATATTTTTACACAAGAATATTTTTTAAGAGTGAGATCCCATATTGGTCCAATATTGATAACTACAAGGCAAACTTTGGATTCTTGCGTCTTAGATTAGATCCAACCCCTGGTGGAACCATTATTCCCGAAATTAATAATACCGCACTTATAAGAGAAGTTCATATTTATGGCAATACATTAGGTGTTGGGTCTGATAATATTTCATCTCAACATCGTGGATATGGACAATATCTAATGAGTGTTGCTGAAGATATTGCACTTGCGAATGGTTATACCAAAACGAGTGTAATTGCAGGTATTGGTACAAAAGAATATTACAGAAAAAAGTGTAATTATTACAAGAGTGGTACATATATGGTAAAAGATTTGACCGATAACCGTCTTACTAATTTTCTTATGAATATTAGTATTATAGTTCCTGTTTCGGCAGTTTTGTATTATTTTATTTAATATTATCATTGGTATATTCTATTACATCATCATTTACTTTATCTGTAATTTTTTCCTGTGCATCACTCAATTGTTGATTCAATTTACTTACATCAACACCTAATTCTTTTTCTAAATAAGAATCCATTTCTTCTTTAAGTTTCTCAGCATCTTCTTCATTATTAATATTATCTAATTTACCTAACATTGAGAATATACCACCCATATTAGGCATGCCGCTATCCCCACCGCCTTCACCAGCACCTTTATTCATGGAATTCATCATATTCAACATATTTGTTAGATTCATACCAGAACCTTCTTTCTTATCTTTATCACCTAGTTCAACGTTATCTGTAGAAAAGCTATCGTCAATTATTACTTTCTCAACTGGCTTCTTTTGCCCACCAAACATTGCACCAAGCCCTGCCATACCACCTTCCCCGCCTTCTCCCATCAGATTTGGCATACCTGGGATACTCTTTTGAATAGAATCCATTAATTTATCTAATTCAATATCACCAGACTCTATTTTATCATTATATTTCTCTGTTATTTTTTGGGTTATTTCCATAATACTTTCAAATGGATTTGCACTATTACCAGATAGAGTTTTCTCAAAAGATTTTACAATATCATCAATCATATTATTTGTATCATCATTTACATCTACATCCAATAATTCATTTTTAACATCATCAGTTAGATTTTCTTTAGTGCTAGAATTATTTTCTTTTAATATTTTTGAAATTTTTGACTTTCGAGTACTTCTATTTTTATTATTAGATTCTAATAAGAAATAAAATAAATGTAAGTATTTCCAAATAATATCTTTTGTTTTTTGGTCTTGATTATTAATTAACTTTTTAAGAGGTAATTGTTCCCCAAATAAACTATTTGATAATAAAGATGTTTCTTTATCTTTACTGGAAAAAATCTTTATTTTAGATTTGCAAAATAATTCAAATATAGAATCATCTTTAAGTGTATTATAAAATACCATACCTCTTGTTAATTTATCAGTTTCACATTCTTCTTTTAGAGTATTAATTATTTCTTTACTTTGTATATCTTCAGAAATAGGTTCTAATTGTTTTAAGAACGAATTATATTCTTCAATAAATTTATCATTACAGAAATTTTTTGATTCCATTTATATATATTATATCAACAATCTTTAAATAATATTATTTAATGATTTTGAGTCGTTAACCCAATTCTTTCTCTCTTTTGTTTAACATCTCTATATCTAAAATAAAGTAAAAATACAAGTATAATTAATACTATAATAATACCACAATTATTTTTAAAAAAACTATAACATTGCCCTATGAATTTAATAGTATATTTTTGAGTGACTCCTAATATTTCCGCTTTTTTAATTTTGTTAATCTTTTTTATCTTTTTAATTTTTCTTAAAATTTTACTTTCTACTAAGATAGGGGTATCATTGTGATTTGATGAAATATGCAAATGCGAATTATTCATTTCTTTGTTTAATTTTAGATTATAAAAACTCATATAATATAAGATAGAAATGAAAATTCTAAGAAAAAGAGTAGGTTCTCTTCTTTTAGACGAGAATGATATTAAAAAAATAGATATAGTTAATGATTCAATCTTATTATGTCAAAAAATTATTTTTAACTATTTGCCAATAAAAAATCTTACTTTTTTTGTTTTAACCATCGATAAGTCAAATATGGTAATATCAAAGGATGATACGACATCTATTAAAACTAAATATTGGGTATTTTTAGAGTTAAATCTAGATCTTCTTTATACAGATATTATTAATGGTAAGATTATTACAAGTAGAGATATAATTTTTGATTTGATTAGAACTAGTGTAACTAGGCTTAAACTTGTTTCTAATCAAAATAATATGATTAATATAAAAAGTTTTAATTTATCAACTGAATTAACAAATGATTCTGAATTTAAACACGATTCTATATATTGTTTTGAAAAAACATTTGTTAAATATGGCAAAATTTATTTTGATATTAATAGAAAATTAATAACAACTGATAAATGTAAGAAGAAACGTATTAAATTACCTACAATAATATTATTAAAAGGATATCGACAACTGGTAACAACAATTAAAAATATATATGTTGATTTAAATGACACAGAAACTTTAATAATTATTAGTAAGAAAGATGTAAATATTCTTCAATCACCATTATTTAATCCATTTATTACAAATAATAAAATATCAAAAGAAACAGTTGTATTTTCAGAAGATTTAAACTTTCAAATGAATAATTATTCCAATGAAATTAATAATGAAGATTTATTTAATCAATTAGAATTTGAATCAAGTAATTTCTTTTATTCAAAAAAAAATATATTTATACTTGCTAATAATCTAAATGAAATATCTATTAATTATTTGTCTTTTTGTAATTTTGATAGATTGTTTATCTTGGAATCTAAGTATATATATCAAAATAATTATAGTATGTTAAATCAAATTGTTTATAAGTATGATAATTATCGTATTAGTAAAACTGATAATTATAATAATATGTTAACATCAAAATATATTTTGAATAATAGAGTATTTATTATTAATGATGATAGTAAGAATATTGAGAAACATGATTTGAAGATTAAAGATTTTCCATATATTGAGTGGAATAATATATCAGATAATCATTTTATTACATTAGAAAGAAATAACAATATATCTACTTTTGTACAAATAGGTATGAATAATGAATGGAGTTCATCTTATATTGAAAATCTTAAAAAGAATATTAGTAATGATAGTAGTAATAATACGTGTCCTATATCATTATCAGAGTTAAATTCTTTTGCTATTAGTACAGAGTGTCATCACTGTTTTAATCTTAAAAATATCATAAAATGGATAGATGATAAAAATGAATGTCCTATTTGTCGTTCTATTTTAAACATCAATATGTTCAAATTTATAAATACACCAGAGTCTCTAGACTATAGTAACTTTATTAATCAAGTAACTGATGCGAATGATAATATTATAATTATAGTAGATAAATTATGGTATAATAAATTAAAACAATATAATATTGTAATATTACAAGATGATATTATTAATAGTAACTTTAAATTGTCAAATAATGTATTGACTAGAATAATTAATCTATCTAGTCTAACAAATGATGATATACAATATATATATTCTAATAGTAACCAAAATATACAATTTATTAATCTAATATCGGATGATACTGTTTAATATTATCGTATATCTAACTATTAGAATAAACAATATCAGCTTTCTTCATGATCTGCTCGTACATATATTCTAACTCCATTGTAACATGATCTAATCTTTCTTCTTGCATTGCTTTATATAGATCATAATTCTCCCAAAATTTTTTAGCTGAACGTGTATTCTCTTGTCTCCAAACTTGACGTATAGGATAAGATACCATGATAACAAATTCACCTAAATACGAGAAATTTACATCAAAAATAGTATTATTAGTATGCCAAAATGATTTCGAAATAGTTAATCTGTATACTAACATATCTATTAATTCTTTGTATCCTGGATTACCTCTTGTAAAATCTTCTTGTTTATTTATAGAATCGCTGTTAAGAGACATATAATGCTATATAATTTTAATTACTTAAAATGATTTATTTAATATTTCATGTTAGAAAATTCAAGATAAAATAAATTGATGGATTATTTCCAACACCATAGGTCGTCATAGTCTGAATCATACCAAGAATCAGTCGTCATAGTCTGGATCATCCCAATAATCAGAATCATATGAATCTTCTGTAGTATATCCATCTTCTTCGTAATTATTATATATTTGAATATAACTACTATAATCATAATTTAAAGAATCGACTTTAATCTTTCCATGTTTTCGTCTCAGTTCAAATTTTTGTCTCTGTTCATCTTTATGACGAAGGTCAATATATTTGTCACTATAATAACCATCTTTATCATAATAACTATAATCACCATAAATATAGTAATTATAACCTTCTGTAGAACTATCTTGAATACAAAATTTAATTTTATGATTTTTAGATATATTACAGTTATCAAACATTTGTTTTATATTACTCAACTTCTTAATTGTATGCGCATTCCAATTACTTAAATCACAATTAAATTTAGTGGCCCCTTTAAACATAAAACGCATACTTTCGACATTTTGTACATCCCAATTACTTAAATCACCATTAAATTCAGCGGCACCTTGAAACATAGAATCCATACATTTGACATTTTTTACATTCCACTTACTTAAATCACAATTAAATTTAGTGGCGTCTTTAAACATAGAATCCATACTTTCGACATTTTGTACATTCCAATTACTTAAATCACCATTAAATTCAGCGACACCATGAAACATAGAATCCATACATTTGACATTTTGTACATTCCACTTACTGATATCTTCATTGAATTCGTCACTTCGAAATGAAAATAGATTTGACATATCAGTGACGTATTTTGTTTTCCACATGCTAATATGACCATATTTTTTAATAGCATCAGATTTGTTCCAATTCCACAAACGAACTGCGTCCTTAATATCCATATCAGACCGCGTTAATATATCAGGTAGAAATAAAAATTTCTTTATGATACCATGAAGATGGTCAGGTAGTTGGAAAATACCAATTCTATATTGTTTCCCGATTAAATAGAAATTAGTAATTATTTCATAGTATTCTAAAATTAGATTAAATTTAGTAGTGTCTTTAAACATACGATCTATATTTTTAACATTTTGTACATTCCACTTACTTAAACTACAATTAACTTTAGTGGGGTCTATAAACATACAATCCATATTTGTAACATTTTGTACATTCCACTTACTGATATCCTCATTGAATTCGTCACTTCCAAATGAAAATAGATTTGACATATCAGTGACGTATTTTGTATTCCAATTACTAATATGACCATATTTTTTAATAGCATAAGATTTGTTCCAATACCACAAACTAACTGCAGCCTTTATATCCATATCAGACCGCATTAATATATCAGGTAAAAATTTCTTTATTATTCCATAAAGATGGTCAGGTAGTTGGAAGATACCGATTTTATTTTGTTTCCCGATTAAATAGAAATTAGTAATTATTTCATAGTTTTCTAAAATTCGATTTTTAGAAAGTTTTTCATTATTCCCCCCAATATTTACGCCCCGTATAGGACGCGTGGCATTTGTCAACATTGTCGACGTGGTAGCGCTTATTAAATTCGTATTACTTGAAGGTACTATACTGATTCCGAACATAAACCCATAGTCAGCCTCCTTTGCAGGTGGCCCCAGCTTTCACTAGCGGATAGAGAACGTTAACTATTTTTCATAGTCAGAGGTGTTACTATAACCTCACCTTTGTATCCCCCAGTCCCTTAGGTAGGACTGTCAGCTTATGCTTTTTGGCGAGGTGTCTACCCTCTTATAACCTAACAACATAAGCCCCAACCGAACATCGGTCATGGCAACAGCTTGTAACACAACCCAATTAACACCTATCGTATCTACATAAACATCATTTAATATTATTCTCCATTTACTTGTCAAAACTTGTGTCTTGACGTTTAATGTGTTCAGTAGCGTACTACCGAAAAGAGATTTCTCTAGTCTAAACAGACCTAATATCATCTAACGATTTGTAGACCAAAGTACGGTGCTTCATGTTTTTCCATATACATTTTTCTAACTTTTGAATAAGATAATCATAAGTATTTCAGGCCAAGTCCAGGGAGCGCTAACAACACGGACCTTTAGCTTTAACTGAACGTAGGGTTACCAATCCCTACTAACTTATTGTCCTGCCTAGGACTGATCTCTTTCAACGTCTGTTATATTATGCAATTTCTTACCTGTGTTAACAATGTCACATTAGCCTTGTTATTAAGGAACATATAGTAATTAAAAATTTCAATTTTTATTAAAATGTT